CGTTGCAAATATTTTTGAGCCTGTTGCTATTCCAGCATTACCGCCTGTAATACTTTCTGTTTGAGCCGCGCCGCTCGCATCTGTTCCAGTAACTGTAAAAGATATTCCACTATCATTACCACCAGAAGTAATAGTAACATTTCTATGACTATCAAAAGTAACAGCACCGCCACTTGCTAACGCGCCACCTATGACTAAGTTAGCATTGTTTGCAACCTGTGCGCTTACTGAAATTCCGTTTGGATCTGCTGTTGCTGATACAATAAACGTGGCTTGCACATCTGACATTATAAATCTCCTTTATAAAAGTGGTAGGGGTTTCCCCCTACCTTAATTATTAACTTGCTATGTCGTAACCAGTAATTGTAATCAACAATCTACCTGCGGTATATGCTGCGTGGCCTGTTCCTTGACCTACAAGATATAAATATTGATCTGCCGCAATATCACCGCCAGCAGTTAATGTTCCTGCCGCTTGCGTTCCACCATTGATAACTTGAGTTTCTGTTAAATCTCCAATAGCGGTGTCATTAACGCCTGTACCTTCAGTAGCTGAGTACAAATCAATATCAGCACCACCACCAGCGGGGGCTTCTACACATTGCATGGTTACACCAAATACTGTGCCTGTGTTAGCGGTAGTAACCTGCCCAATGTAAGCAACACCATCACCATCTTTACCAATAATGTCACCTGCGGTTCCACCATCTCTAAGACCTGTTAAATCAATCATTATAGTTGTTTTAACAATGTTTACATTAGTAGTAGTGTCACTTTTAAATCTCTCTACTTGAGTCACATAAACAGCAGCAGTGCCTTCTATTCCTGCACTTCCAACTGCCTCAACAGCCATTTTACTACCACTAGTAATTGTAATAGCACCTGTTGTTGTATTTTTACTTACGGTTTCAAAACCATTTTCTGAACGGACTGGACCGCTGAATGTTGTATTAGCCATGTTAATCTCCTTGTCGTGGCAAATGTCAGCCGCATTATGCGACTGTCAAGGTTTAGAACAAAATGTTCTATTTAAAGATACACCATACCCCATTAAAAATAAAGGGGTATGGTAATTGATTTATTTATTCACTTTTTTCTTTTATAATTACTCCAAGAATTACACATGCAACTCCTAACATAACTACTTCAGTAATAGATATTATAACTCCTACACCAACAAGCCCTGCGCCTACTGCAGCGTAACTAGATGGTTCTGAAAGTCTTGCTGAAATCCAATTAATCATAATTATCTCCTTTTGTTATATTGAAAACATAAAGATTAATAAGTGAAATGTAAATGACATTAAAAAAGGCGACCGAAGCCGCCTTTTCTATTTTTATTTAAAAAGCAATTAAGCTCCTGGTGATCCATATACGCAACGTGGGTCACTAAATCCGAAAGAATAACGCTCACGGGCTTTAAACCGCATGTTACCTGTATCGAAATCAGCTTCCATGTTAGTACGCATTGGAGAACGCTCGAAGTGCTTAAAGCCATTAGGAGCATCTGTTTTGAGGAAGAACGCATCAGGATCTGTCAAGAAGTGATTGACTGTGTATCCTTCAGAAACCATTCCCATGTTTTTAACTGCGTTGATGTCGTTATCCGCAGTTGATGGGCGTAGTGTGGTTTCTAGCAAACGATCTGCAATAAACTGTAGCTGGGGTGGAATTACTAATTTCATACCCCTAAGAGCAACAACCATGTTCCTCTCATCTACAAATGCTGCAACATCAATTAAAGCATTTTCTAACGAAGTTTCGTTAAGATCTGCCGCAGTTGTTGGTTCGTTTGCAAACGTACCGCCACCATTCAAGGGATGCACGAGAGAGCAAAGCTCAACTCCATCACCACCAGTAAATGAGGCATTAAAAGCATTGTTTAGAACAGCCGCTGCTTTAACCTGCTTAGTGTGCGCCATAGATCGGGCTAATGCCTTAGTATAACGTGCGCCAAGTCGGTCATAGAGGTTGTCCTCAATTGCTTCCTCAGTTAGTGCGAAAGCTAGAGCAACGGTTTCGTGTGAATAACGAGCAGTGTATGCTTCGTTAGCTGAGTCGAAACCAACTCCTGCACCTTCAGTTTTGGTCGGTGCGCTTCCAAAACCAGCCAACATCACTTCTTCTTCAAAAGCTCTGTCTGATGATTCTGTATCAAAGATTTCTGCATGTTCGTTATCATAACGATCATACTCCATCCCGAACAAGGCGTTTAGACCAGGTTCTAGTTCTGCAACTAGTTGTGAACGTGAAATTGCCATAACTTAGTCTCCTTCCTATGCTAATCCAGCGCCTTTAAGCCCGAATATATGATTTTCAATTACAACTTTGATATTGGCGTTAGCAGTAGCTACATCACTATTGTCAGGGTCTTGAGAAATATCAATTGCCTTTAACGGTAAACTAGTTGCTGTTCCACCAGTAGATACCTCTAATTCAGAACCTGAAACACCACTTTGNGTGCTTCCTGCTGTAGTATAGATAATATCAAAGTTACCGAATAGATCTGTGATTGGGAATACTGCATCNGNTTGAATTTCATAAACAACCATAGGGTCATCAATNATAAANGCAATAATATCANCAGCGTTCGTACTTGCTGGATAATNGTTACTAAATGTTACTTTACCAGTAGTAGGATCTGTGTACTCACAACCGTTAAATACACCAACTATTGGTANAGTTCCACCGTCAGCATGTATTGCTACAGTACCTCCAGTAACTTGAGCTACCATATCGCCTTGGAAAATTGATGTNNNATAGTTAGCGGCGATTCGATANCGATTTTGGCCTCCTGTGAATGGGGTTCCCCCGATTCTTCCAATAGGACGTAGACCAAAAGGGGCATCTTGATTTGCCATTTTTACTCTCCTTTAGAGTTTTCTGAGCCTCGTTTAGATCCGAAGCTTACAGATGATTGACGTTGAGGAGCCATTTTGGGCATGTTCGGATTGTTTTCACGCATCCAATCATTGTCCACGGCATCCATTTGATTTTTTGAAGCATTAAGATAATGCTCATTCCGCTGTTCGACCATTTCAATAGGGATACGAGCTAAAACTAATCCGCCTACGCCTATAACGCCTGCGTTCCTTCCCTCATCTACTGTTGGTCCAAAATAATCGGGATGCTCTTCAGCGCGAACGAGTTCCCAGCCTTCCTGCCGTTTCTTATGCACGTTTGTTTTGTCATCGTACTCTAATACAGACTCACGAATCCACCTATGTTTATAGCCTATTGGAGGCTCTGGAGCGTTTAAAGCAGAACCAGGTCGCCACTGTTGAGGTCTTTCTTGNACCTCCCGCGTTGTTGTATCGCGTGAAACTCTATCTGCCATTTTAATCTCTCCTANTTTCCAGTCTAACAACTTCAGCCGCATATTTATCCAGGGGTATTCGCATTTTATTAGCAAANGCCACCTGACCCTTAGTAAGTTCTACTGATTGTTTCCGTCCTTTTTTAATAGACCGTCCGTTTCCAGACGTNGGAGTGACAACTTGGACGTTTTTCTTGTCACTCTTAAATTTAGTTGGCATTTCAGATCTCATTCTTTTATCAATTTCTGAATAATAATCAGTTGATATAGGATCAAATCCTTCAGTAACCATATCTTTGTGAAGTTGTTCAGCGACAGCAGTCATAACTGTGTCTCCTCCATCTCCAAACCACTCGTTTTTGGATCTCCAATCATTCAAAAGTTTAGCATTTTCAGCGGCTCTTGCGTCATTTACTCTAGGTTGAGGGTTTTGCGCTCTAGCCTGTTCTTGTTGCCTATAATACTCTTGTTCTTTTGACTCACGAGCAGATCTAGCTTTTTGAACTCTAAGTCTTTCTTTTTCTATAGCAATTTGAGAAATGGCTGATTGAGCTTCCGCAACTTTCCCATTGTCTCCTGCATCTAAAGCTTCAGTTAAAGCTCTTTTTACATCATTTTCTTGAGAACTAACACGCCCTTCATATTCAGATAAATATCCCTTATCTAATCGAGCTAACTTGTTTCTAAGAGTCTCATTCTCTTCTTCTTTTTGTTTTGCATAATTTATAGCTGCCTCAGCTTCTTCAGAAGCTAATTTTTGTTTAGCAGTAAGCTTGTTAATTCTTTTCTTAACGCCTTCACTATAACTAGCTAACTCATCTTCTTTTGGTTCTGCCTTAACCTCTTCAAGAACATTTGTTCGGGTTTCTTCAGAATCATTGGATTCTTCAGACTGAAGATCTATTTCTACAGACGTTGTTTCATTAGAAACATTATCATCTTCAACAATTTCTTCTTTAATATTTTCAGCCATAGACATTTTTCCTGTTCTCCT